TATGTGGGAGATGAGGAGGTGATTACCAATTGGTTGGAAAATATTGCCAATATTGGTAGATGAACTTAATGAGAGAGGATTATTGAGAACACAATTAGTATGCACATTTGTTCGTAAAAACGAGGTAGACGATTCACTTAGATTAATTTCAAAAACATTTTCAATAATAAACAACAAGATATTCTTACTAAAATCACCAGACTTACGGAATGAAATGATGCTTTCATACAACGTAGAGTTGGAAACAAGAAAAGAGTTTTTACCAAATTCAATAATGGTTCATAGGAAGAAAGAGACCAATACCATCTATACTATTAACGCATTGAACGAACTCATCATAACAATAAACAATGGTGTTTTAGATAAGAAATTTCCAATAGAGTGGGAAAGATACCAAAATTCAATTCTACTGAAAAAACCAGAAGGTCTTAAAATCATGAAAATTGAAATGGTAAAATCGTATTCTGTTTAACTTTTAGCAATCACTTATATTTATATCTATGGGAAAAGGAATACTTAAAATACTAGAAGATACTCGTCACATAATTAACATTATGCGAGAGGAGTATTCTTCTCAAATAAGAGAAGGTGAAGGTGCCAGTGAAATCTTTGAAAAGATACAAGGCATATTACCGAACGTGTATTTAAGACCAAACAATATAATAGATCTGAGCAGGTATAGTAAGATCAAAATAGAAGATGCTTTTAAAGAAATGGGATTTGAGTTTAGGAAAGAAATGGAAGGCAAATTACACTATTTTAATTCAGACACCAGTATAAGTATTTACCTCGATCCACAAAATAGAAAATTAACACTTGTTCCTTAATTTGAGATAGACATGGCCAAAACAAAATTGACAGAAGGATTATCAGACAACATATCAAGTGCATTGAAATATGTAATCTTTGCAGACTTGTATCCAATTGTAAAAAGAACTGGTGGTATGGCAACCATAATGTTTTCAAATATAGATCACAAAAGACTTATAAAGTGGTTGAAGGGGTTAGATCAAACTGATACTTACTCCGAGAATGAAGACGCTTTAAAGGATGTCTATTCCAGAATAAGTGTTAGTTCTGCACTAAAAGACTTGTATAGAACGGTTGATAAACTAAAATCAAAAGAAACGAGTTCAGAAGAAAATGAACAACGTATATCAGACATTGAAATGGTGATGCGCAAAATTCAAAAAACATTAAAGGCAAAGCTATCAAAAGAGGATTTAGAGTTGTTCGATAAAATGTCTGATCTTTTAGATTCACCAGCAGAAGATGCTGCAAAATCAATAGAAGGTTCGGTTGGTGCAAGCACAAAGGAACCAGAACCAGAGACCGAACCAGAAACAGAACCTGAACCAGAACCAGAACCCGAACAAGATGAAGTTGAAGAATCTCTTAAAATGGAAGTCTATTTGAAGTCGGTAATAAGAGAGATGATAGAAAAAAGACTAAAACTAAAATAACACTTGACTATTAACATTTAATTCCGTATATTAGTATTATCAATTAACAATTGACCTGATAACAGTTATCAGTTCACAATTATCATTTATCTATTAAGGAGTATTGATATGGCTATCAATCTTGATGCTATCCGCAGCCGTTTGAATGGATTGAAGAATGCGAACAATCGCACTTCAAATATTTGGAGACCAGATCCTGGTGAACACCAAATCCGAATTGTCCCTTACGCTCACAACCGAGAAAATCCATTCATCGAACTTTATTTCCACTATAACCTAGGAAATAAGAAGTCAACACTTTCCCCTTCATCTTTTGGTCGTCCTGATCCCGTAGTTGAGTTTGCAGAGAAACTAAAGCAAACGGGTGACAAGAACGATTGGTTGATGGGTCGTAAGTTGGAACCAAAGATGCGAACATACGTTCCTGTTATCGTTCGTGGTCAAGAAAATGAGGGTGTAAAGTTTTGGGGATTCGGTAAACTGATCTACCAAGAACTTCTTTCGATCATTGCAGATCCGGATTACGGTGATATTACTGATCTCAAAGAAGGACGTGATGTTGTAGTTACCGTTAAATCAGCGGAAGAAGCTGGTAAGTCCTATGCAGAAACTAGCATACGTATTAAACCAAAACAAACACCTGCTACTGATAATCCAGCAGTAGTTGATAAAATCAAAGAGCAACCAGTTATCACTGAACTTTATCCAGAACCAACATATGAAGATCTGAACGCACAACTTAAAACTTGGTTGGGTCAGTCTGAGGAAGAATCGGATAGTCCTAAGAGTGAAGAAAGTCGCACTGGTGGATCAAAACCAGCCCCTACTGTTACTGATGTTGAAGCTGCATTTGATGACCTATTTAACTAATAGGAGTCAGTTATGGCAAAAAACAAACTGGAACTTACCGATGAACTCGGTGGTGTGATTGCTGACACTATCAACAAGCAATTCAAATCTCAAAATCTCAAAACGGCTTACTTCTTGGAAGGTGACGATGATGCACCAACCATTGTGAAGGAATGGGTATCTACGGGGTCAACTATCCTTGACCTTGCCATCTCAAACAGAAAGAATGGTGGATTTCCCGTTGGTCGTGTTTGTGAAATAACAGGGTTGGAACAGAGCGGTAAGTCACTACTTGCCGCTCACACCCTACTCAACACTCAAAAGAAGGGCGGTCTTGCTGTCTATATTGACACAGAAAATGCCCTTTCAACAGAGTTTCTTTCAGCCATCGGTCTCAATCTAAAAGAGATGTTGTATGTTCCACTCGAAACGGTGGAAGACATCTTTGAAACGGTGGAGACCATCATCGAGAAGGTTCGATCATCAGATAAGAACCGACTTGTGACTATCGTTGTTGACTCTATTGCAGGGGCATCAACAAAGACAGAGATGGCAGCTGACTTTGATAAGGATGGTTATGCAACCGCTAAGGCACTCATCATCTCAAAGGCGATGAGAAAGATTACGAACTTGATTGGTCGTGAACGTATCTGCCTTATCTTTACAAACCAACTTCGTCAAAAGTTGAATGCACCGGCCTTCTCTGACCCGTGGACAACTCCCGGTGGTAAGGGAATTCCATTCCACGCCTCTGTCCGAATCCGTCTATCATCCATCGGTGCCATCAAGGCAAAGATAAATGGTGTGGAAGAAGTGGTTGGTGCCAAGGTAAAGGCAAAGTTGGTAAAAAATCGTTGTGGCCCTCCTTCACGAACTGCTGAGTATTCCGTGTATTTTGACAGTGGAATAGATGATTACTCATCGTGGTTGGAAACAATGAAAACGTATGGGTTAGTTCGCCAGAGTGGTGCTTGGTATGAATATACTGATAAACGTACCGGTGAAGTCATAAAGTTTCAGGGTAAGGATTTCGTGGAAAAGATTGTCTCCGATCCCGATCGTGCGGAAACAGTTTATGATGACATTGCCGAAAAGGTTATAATGGTTTACCAAAAAACCGATGAAGTTCGTTTAGATGATGTTATAATCTCTGACGAACCACTGTTGGATGAGATTTGATAAAATGGGGTGAGGATTTTCTTCTTCACCCCATATTTATATCATATAACCAAAGTATTTTTTTGGAGACCAAAATGAAATTGTCAAGTAGAAAACAACTTCTGAAAGAATCAGAACTAACACTCAAATCAATCAAGAAGTCCTTGAATGAAGGTCGGATAGAGGTAAAACGTAAAATGATTCAAGAACCAAAACAATATGTTGTTAGATGTCATACAAAACCAGGTAAGTGGGCGCGTGATACTGGCTATGGTAGAAATATGCAAGTCGGTTATTATGTGATGTTTAAAGGAGCTTACGGCGAACCAATGGGCACCAATGACATAAATAAAGCTCACGTTTTCATCGTTAATAATTATGATGACTCAGAATATGAATTTCCGTGGGATGATGCTTATACTGATACACAGGGAGTAGAAGCAATGCTTGGTGATTACTTTGAACCAGTTCCGGTTGAAGTAAAACGAATAGTAACGATAAAGAAATAACAAAGTAATCGGAGTCCAAAATGAAATTGTCAAGTAGAAAACAACTTCTGAAAGAATCAGAACTAACACTCAAATCAATAAAGAAGTCCTTGAATGAAGATCGTATGATTGGATCGTTATTCTATAAAGTGGTAAACAACGTAATTGATAAAGATCGTTCTGATAGGAAAAATATATTACTTCCATACACACGTAATATCTTTGTAAAAATGAAAGATGCGGTAAAAAAAGAAAAAATGCCCGATGACAAAATGAAAATGTCATTGAATATACTTGACAAAGTTGAAAGACAAACTATAAAGAGCGTTGGGAATTTTCAACTAAAAAGTTTCAGTGAGATAGAAGAGTATATTCTAATTGGTATCAGCACACAAATTCAAAAACAAATGTGATGAAATAATCGGAGTCCAAAATGAAACTTACAGAAATCATAAAATCCTTGAATGAAGGTTCACTCAAAGACACTGCCAAAACATTTGAAAGAACAGTTGCATCAGACCCTGCTTTATCTAGCAATGGAATCAGTGCACAAAAGCGTAAATTGATTGATAGATTTCATAAAGAGTATTCCGATAAGATGAATAGAAAATTCGCAAAGAATTTGAAAGATATGGTCGGTATGACCTTTGAAAGCGGAGTTCCAAGTAATGTCAAAAACATTCCCGTGAAATCTGCTCAAATTGAACTCAAAGATGATTATAATGGTGACACGGCAACTGTATTGAAACTCACTTTTGAAAACGGAAAAAGTATTGAACACGACTTATATCCAGAATACTTTGACTAACTTGAATAGTTGTATATGAAATAACAAAAGGGGACTTCGGTTCCCTTTTTCATTTGAAAATCTCCCGAAAATTTCGTATATTGTATTCCATTCAAACTCACACGGAATACATTATGATGATTCGGAAATACAAAGACCTACTCAAAGAAGTGGAATCAGAACACGAAAACTTAGATAAACTCCACAGAGACAGTAAAGTTCTTATAGTTGACGGGATGAATTTGTTCATCCGTTGTTTCAGTGCAATCCCAACACTCAATGAAGATGGTCAACATATAGGTGGCCTTTCGGGATTCCTCAAATCACTTGGTGCCACAATTCGTATGGTCAAACCCACACGGGTTGTGGTTGTTTTTGATGGTAAAGGTGGTTCACATCGTAGAAAGAAAATCTATGAGAACTATAAGGAACGTCGGGCAATCAAGTCTCGTTTGAATCGTGCGGCAGGTTTTGAAGATATAACAGATGAACAGGCATCAATGAAATGGCAAATGGTTCGTCTCTATGAATACCTACAACATCTTCCCGTAACAACAATTGCAATTGATAATATTGAAGCAGATGATACCATTGCCTACTTGTCATCTTACTTCAAGGAAAAGGTTTACATCCTATCCAATGACCGAGATTTTCTTCAACTTGTCTCAGAGAGAGTCAACGTTTATGTTCCTACTAAAAAGAAGATGTTCAACCCTGAAAATCTTTTGGAGGAGTATGGAATTTCTTGTGAAAACTTTACTATCTACAAATCTCTACTCGGTGATAACTCCGATTCTATTCCGGGAATTCGTGGTATGGGAGATAAGACAATCCAAAAACATTTTCCAGAATTAGCAGAACCGAGAAGAATTCCTTTGGAAGAGTTCGTAGAAAGTTGTAAGTTGTATGACGGTAAAGCCAAAGCTATGAATGAATTAAAAGAACACATCACAGATTTCGAGAGAAACTATCAGTTGATGCAATTGTTGGAAGTCGATATTCCAGCATCAACAAAGTCAAACATACGTAATATTGTTGATGGTGAAATTTCTACTATCAACAAAATACAACTGGATATGATGTGTATTCAGGATAAACTTCGTGGTGCCATATCTAATTGGGATGAATGGCTCCAAAACAATTTCAGTAATCTAAATTCCCTACGGGACAAAAATGCAGGATAATTTAGCAGAATACGGTCATACGTTTCAAACAAAGGTAATCTCATCTCTCATTTCAGATAGAGGGTTTCTACAACAAGTATCCGATTTGATTGAACCGGCATACTTTGAATCACAGGCGAATAATTGGTTGGTAGACAAGATATTGTCATATCACACTAAATACAAAAACATACCAACACAGGAAGTATTTAAATCTGAGATAATCCCCATTGAAGATAAGCTACTTAAAACTTCAATAGTCGATGGATTAAAAGAAGCATACAAATTACAGAATGCACCAGACCTTGATTACGTAAAGAATACTACGATTGAGTTCTGTAAAAATCAAAAGATGAAAGTGGCCATTCTCGAATCGGTTGATCTTTTGAAAGCCGGTAAGTTCGATGCAATCAAGAAAAAAGTAGATTCTGCATTAAAAGCAGGTGCTGATAAAGATGTAGGACACGAATACAAAGATCATATTGAAGAACGATATGAGGAAGGTTCTCGTGTTTGTGTTTCAACCAGTTGGGAAGTAATCAATGACATCACTGGTGGTGGTCTTGCTGGTGGTGAGTTGGGTGTTGTAGTTGCTCCTGCCGGTGGTGGTAAGAGTTGGGGTCTGATCAATCTTGCCGCTAATGCATTGAAGAGTGGTAAAGTCGTTCTGTATTACACACTTGAACTGAATGCCTTTTA